AATAATAGCGAAGGCAACCCCTGTTTAGTCATGCCAACAGGGAGTGGTAAATCTCATGTGATTGCTGCGCTTTGCAAAGACGCTATTCAGTCATGGCCCGAAACCAGAGTGCTTATGCTGACCCATGTAAAAGAGCTAATTGAGCAAAATGCTGAGAAAATGCGATTGCATTGGAGGGGTGCTCCGATGGGTATATACAGCTCAAGCCTAAAAAAGAAGCAGTTAGGCGAGCCGATTACTTTTGCGGGTATTCAGTCTGTGCGTAAAAAAGCAAAAGAGATTGGCTTTACCGATTTGGTAATTATTGATGAGTGCCATTTGGCTTCACATAAAGATGAGGGAGGCTACCGTAACCTTTTAGCCGATCTTAAAGTTATCAACCCTGCCATTCGTATTATTGGCTTGACCGCCTCACCTTATCGTCTAGGGCACGGTTTAATTACTGACAAGCCAGCATTGTTTGACGCCTTGATTGAACCCGTAAAGATTGAGGAATTGATGCACAAAGGCTTTCTTGCACCTTTGCGCTCTAAGCTCACCGATGAGGGTTTTGATTTAAAGGGTGTACATAAACGTGGGGGCGAGTACATTGAGTCAGAGCTACAAACGGCAGTAAACAATCAACAAAAGAACATTAATATTGTTAAAGAAATTGTGTCTTTAGCGCAAGACCGCCAACACTGGCTATTGTTTTGTACGGGTGTCGATCATGCTAAAAGCATAGCCGAAGTATTAAACGCTTTTAATATTCCTGCTGACTGTGTGACAGGTGACACGCCAATGAAAGACCGTGAGCGCATGATTTCTGACTTTAAATCGGGCAAACTAAAAGCGCTTACTAATGCTAACGTTTTAACAACTGGGTTTGATTACCCTGACATTGATTTGATTGCCATGCTACGCCCAACTATGAGTGCCAGTCTGTACGTACAAATGGCAGGGCGTGGGCTTAGACCTAAGTCGCACACAGATCATTGTCTAGTGCTTGATTTCGCTGGTGTGGTTGCAACTCATGGCCCGATCACTGCAATTAACCCATCATCAAAACCTGGCACAAAGGAAGGCTCAGGCGATGCACCAGTTAAGGTCTGCGACAATTGCCAGGAGTTAGTGCATATCTCGCTTATGGTTTGCCCCGCTTGTGGAAACCCATTTCCTGTAATAGAAAAATCGCCACTTAAGCTGCGTGACGATGACATCATGGGCTTGCGTGGTCGTAATTTATTGATTACAGGTTGGGAGTGGCGGGTGCACACGAGCGTTTCTAGCCAGAAGATGATGATTAAATGTACTTATTATGGCGACTTAAGCGACAAACCTATTACAGAATACTTTACACTATTCCACGATGGGTATGCAGGGCAAATGGCATGGCAAAAGTTATACGACATTGCTTCATCAGCAGGCGCTAACTTAGTTCATGCAGTCAAAATGCAAGATCAAGAAAACGCATTAAGTGCAATGGCGCTAGTCATGAATAGTGCCAAGCCACCATTAAAAATAGAATTTAGACAAGACGGTAAATTTTTTAGAGTACTTAAAAGGGAGTGGATATGCGACCAAAAGAGCCAGATGATTTAAAAGTGTGGCGAGAAGTAACAGATGTAGGCACACCCAAGTATTGTCATACGTGTCATTTTTATTCTAAAGTAGGACATTGCAAAAAGTTTGATGCTGACCCACCAGAAGGTTTTGTAAACACTCTTAATGCTTGTCAAAGCTGGGAAGACGGGGAGTGCCCGTTTTGAAGCCCATCATACCTAGTGAAGATCAAGAGCAGATGCTTTTTGTGCAATGGTTTAGGCGTCAATATCCAGCCGTTAGAATATTCGCCATACCTAACGGTGGGCATCGTCATATAGCCGTAGCTGCCAAGCTCAAAGCAACAGGTTCAAGCGCAGGAGTGCCTGATTTGTACATACCTGAATGGAATGTATGGGTTGAGATAAAGCGCCAAGCTGGTGGCGTTTTAAGCCCAGCACAAAAGGATTGGATTTTGTACCTAACCTCAATTGACCACAAAGTAATTGTCGGAAAGGGCTGGCAAAACGCCAAAGACCAAATTTTAACCATTAAGGAACCAAAATGATTTCAACTCAAATTATTGATTACATTCGTAACAACCCAAACCAAAGGTCTGAAAAAATAGCTCAGGCTTTAAATTTAATTCACGGAACTGTTCAAATTACACTTATTCGCTACGTCAAAGCTGGAAAGTTAAGCCGCAAAAAAGTTAATGATGATAAGTGGGTTTGTGGGCCAAGGTCTGTTTATGTGTACTTTATAGGGTAAGTACCTATTAAATAGTGTAAATAGTGCGTTATACTGTTTACACATTAACAAGGAGAAACAAATGCCAATCTACAAGGTTACAGCAGTTAGAACTCAGCACGTTTGCACAACCGTCTATGCTTCTGACGAGGATTACTTAGACGATGCCATTGCAAATGTTAAGCATGATGACTGGGAACTTATCCGACAAATAGAAGTTGACCAATATGCTTACTGTATCGACCATGATGCAGTTGAGGAGAATTGAAGTGATTACAGGCGAATACAGCAAAGAAAAGTACGAGGCTAACATTACACCAAGGCTAGCCTACTGTGTGGCTTCCTGCGCGTTCCTGACGCTTCTACTGGCTTGCTTTGCATGAAGCCAAACGAGGCGATTGTGTCTGCAATCACACAAGACATGATTCGGCTTTTAAAAGAACGGCACACGCTTAGCCGTGACGACCTCGAATACACGGTGCAAGCTGTTGCTAAATTAAAAGATGAGCGATTAAAGGCTTGCGTTGCCGAGCTAATCGGTTGGGGTGACGATGAACGAGCAGAGATAGAAACGTTTGTATCGGTTGCGCTAGAAGTGTTTAAAAAGACTAACCCAAGCAAACTGCGTGAAGCTGCTAAAACTGTTGAAATTAAATATTTATTGAGAAAAACAAATGAGCGATGACGTAGACATAGCAAGTGACAGAACTCAGCTTGCAATTGATGCAAAAGTTAAGCAAATCAGCAATGCCGCAAAGTTAGACCCGGGCACTGAGGGTGACTGCGACTTGTGCGAAGAATGGGCAGGTCGATTAATAGGTGATGCATGTGCGCCATGCCGTGATAAATACAAACTTAAATAACTGGAGAAACCAAATGTTAACTTACCCGAAAGACCATGTAGCTTATACACCAGCAGCAGCAACCGACGTGCTAGCAACGTTTAAACGCCTTGGCTTTGTGCCACCGAGTGAGTTGCCTGAGTACCAGGAAAAGTGGGCTTATTACAAATCGCTAGGAACATGAAGCAACAACGTGTCGTTAATCAGCGTTATTTAAACTATATCCAAGGAATAATATGAGGTACGAATGGACTGCGGTAGATATGTGCTTCACACCGTTTGATCTAATACTGTGTCTGCATGAGCGTGAGTACGAGGAGGTAATGAAAAGACTCAAATTAAATAATGGGTCGTGGATTGGCGGGAACTCTAGCGCAACAACCCATAGGCTAGTTTCACCCGATAACAAACGATGTTTTATTGTGTGCCTAGACGTTAAGGATTACCACACACCAACGTATATTGCAGGGGTTTTAGTACATGAAGCTGTGCATGTATGGCAGTGGTACTGCGAGCAACACGGTGAGGACACACCTGCCTCAGAGCAGGAGGCTTACGGCATACAGCGTATAACAAAAGTGTTGATGGATTTATATGTGTCACGTTTAACCCAAGGAGAAACATGAAGCAGCAACGTGTCGCTAATTTGCGTTATTTGGAACATATCCAAGGAATAATATGGCCCGCGTTAAGCTAAAAAGCGAAATGGAGTTTCTTGATTATTTGCTTTATAAGTATCAGGGCACGGACTCTGAACACATGCAGATTGACAAAATCAAGCTACGAATAATTGAAAATCATGGAGTTGATGTAAGCAATCACATAATTGCAAAGATAGAAGATATAAAAGCAAGCAACATTCCCACACAATCAAAAAGTAAGGAAATAATATGAAACACCCACAACAATTTGTACTTAGTTTGTGGTTAGAAAACACATCTAGAAACATTTGGGTTTGGTTAAACGAAACCAAAACATGGCGTTTGTCATACCTATGGGAAGTTCTTGCGTGTCCTGACCTGCATTACGCAATCGGTACAAAACCTCTTAATCCACCAAGAGAAAACGAACCTATTCCCGAGCCAATAGAATACTCTGAGTTGGAACAGATGCAAGATCAATGCGATGTCTACATGGAAATCCACGATGCTATAGCAGAGGACAATGACCTGCTGTACGCAATACTAAGACGCGCAGAAACGGAGATGAGATACGCTGGGTGGGATGTCAGACAAGAAGACAATTATGGCAGGTATGAAGTGTACAACCGCATTCAAGAAGTGCTTAAAGGATAAGAAATGTCAGATGCAGAAAGCCAAGAACCTGTTGAAAGCAATGATCTGCAGGGATTTATTTCAGATGACCGTAGTCACATTTTAGTTTACCCAAAAGGATCTTACCCAGAAGGCGGCATTAAACTTTATACCGCACCACCAAAGCGTGAATGGGTCGGGCTAACTAAAGAAGAATTTTTTAAGATATA